GCTTCGCTCCAGTCGGTCGGCGGGCCGTCCACGTCCGCGACGTCGTCGGCGTGACTCGTCAGATACGCCGCGATTTCGTCGATCACGTCCGGGCCGACCTCGTCGTCGACGATTTGCCCGCCGCGGCGTTCGCCGACGCCCGTCCCACAGTCGCCGAGTTGGTCGGGATACTCGCTCGACGCCTCGCGGCCGGCTTCGACCGCGTTTACCATCGTCTCGGGCGGCGTCAGGTCGACCGCCGTCGCGTCGTCGCCGGACCCGACCTCGTACTCGCGCTTCGAGACGTCCCCGTCCGTGTCCGTCGCCGACTCGGCGATCGCGGCGTCGTCGCCACGGTCGGCATCGGGGTCCATCGCCGCCTCAGTATCGCCCGCCTGGTCGCCCGGCCCGCCCGGCCCGCCGTCCGGGTCGGACACGACTTCGTCCTTAAACCCGTCCGCCTCGTCGTCGACCGGGTCGTCGCCGAGTTCCCGACGTGCTTCGTTTCGCGTTTTGATGCCGGCGTTGAACTCGTTCCTGACGCGGTCGCTTATCATGCGGCGCGTCGTCTCACTCATGCCGGGCGTGAACTCGAAGCGATAGTCGGCCCCGTAGTGCGGGCGGACGTATTGGTCGTTGATGAATCGCTCGAACTGCTGAAGATACGGGCCGAGGGTATTCGACTCGAAGTTTTCCCTCTCCCCCTGGAACGTGTTGTAATTCACCTCGCCGGGTTCGAGACCGACGACCGCCGTCGGCACTTGAAACGCGGCGGCGACGACCGTCGCGTACCACTTCATCCGGTCCGTGAACTCGAGTTCGCTAAAGTTCATCGACATGGGGACGAAGTCGACGCCGCCGCCCTGACCGGCAAACATCAGCGACTTATGCGGCTTCCCCTTGATGTTCTCGGCGTTCTGTTCTTTCCATTCTTTCACCTGTTCGCGGTCCCATTCCTCGAAGACCCACGCGCCCGACGGGATGGACCCGCGACTCAAGTACTGCTGTTCCTGGGTCGTCGCGAGGTCGATATTCTCCAAAAAGTCGCGGACGATAAGCGTCGGCGGGATGCCATACCGGCGATTCGTCCGCGGCGAGTGGTCGGTCCACATGACTTCGTCCGTCGCGAAGTGGATCGGGTCGCCGACGCCACGCGGCCGGGATTCGGTCGCGCCCGGCGTCGAATAGCGGTCAAACTGCCAGTAGCCGGACGTAATCCCCGTCTTATCCTGATATTCTTTCGTCCAGACCTCGGGGGCCGACGCCCGAAGTGCGACCGGCGTCGTCGCCGCCGGGTCGACGACGAGTTCATCGCCGTCATATGCCGACTGGGGGAACGCCTTCGTGACGGTCATGGACCCGACCTCGAGAAGGTCGGCCGCCGTCATTTCGACGAAGTCCGTCCAGTTCACGTCCGGCGCGGGCGACATGAGTCGGTCGTGGATGTCTTCGGCGACCGCATCGGGGAGGTCCTTCGCGATCGGGTCGCGCTTATCGGGATGTGTCGATAGCCGCTTTTGCGTCTCACTCGCCGACGTCGCGTCGGTGATCGTCCACGAGGTTTCGCCGAGTTCCTTCACGATCGACTGGACCAGCATTTGCACCCACGCGTTTTCCTGCGATAAGACGCGTAACTCGATCGGGTCGAAGTCCCACCGGACGCCACGACTCGGGTCGTATAGCCACGGGTATTCCGCGCGATACTTCGCGTCGGAATGGTCGACTTCTTTCGCCGTCGGGAGCTGGACCGTCGGGTCGCCCTGTCCCCGTCGGCCGCCGCCGGGATACGCCCGTGGGTTCGCTTCCATGTGTTTCGCGACGTACGACTCGACGTCGCCGACCGACGCCTCGCGCGGGTCGGGCGGGGAGTCACCGCCGCCGAGGACTTTTCGGACGCGGTCGAACGTGGGTATCTCCATACGGCGGGATTATCGGGCGGTCGGCAAAAGGATACGGGCGGGCGACGGACGCATGGCTACGCGAGTAATAGCAGTTGGCCCCCACGCCGGACGGCGTGAGGTCCACCGCACAACATGGTAGCTTATTCGGTCGCGTCAACTCAACGTCTCGGTGGTCGTTTGGGATTGACGTATAGCGCGGCGTCCACCCGCGCGCCAGGGACGACCGGCACCGGACGCGACATATCTGACGAGGCGCGACGACGACTTAATCATGACGGGCGGCGACGGCTTACCAGTCGATAACGACCCCGCCGGCATCGACGCCCGTGTCGTCAGTAAACAGCGCGTAGCGTAGTGCGTCCAGGGCGTGGTCGTGTTCCTTGAGAACATCGTCGGACCCGTCCTTGTATCGATAGGTATTGAACTCGTCGATAACGTGTTGGCAGTCTTCGACGACGAACAGCCGGTCGCGAAGGGAGTCGACATATCGAATCCCGGTCTCGACGGCCTTCTCAGACTCGCGGGCGTCGAAGCCCTCGCGCGATAGCGCGTCGATCGCCCTGGGTTCCGCCGAGTCACAAAACACGGGGCCGCGGCCGTGTCGCTGTTCCATCCGGTCGAGTTCCGACGCGATGGTCTCATTCACGACGCGCCGTTCGTAAAACTCGTCGACGACGTACCACTCGTCACCCGACTGTCGAAGCGCGACGATCGCGGTCGGGGCCGCGCCGCCCCAGTCGACGCCGTAGATGGTCCGGTCCCACGTCTCGGGGAGTTCGTCGACGGTGACGCGATTCGAGCGGTCGAACCATTTGTAAACCAACCCCTCGAACGCGACGAACTCGCCTTCGATTTCCTGTTCGAACGCTTCGCCCGACCGCTGTCGTTCCTGGCGTTCGATATAGTCGTCAGGGTGTGCCGGGTTCGCCCGCGTCGAGACCCCCAGGACGGACGTCGTCGTGTCCGACCGATACGCGCCCCCATCGGGAAGGTCGCGCGCCGGCGTGTCGGGGACCGCGTCGGCGAAGACGTCATACACCCAGTTGAACCCGCGCGGCGTCGTCGTCGCGAATAGGTTTCGATAGTTCCCGACGCGTAGCCGGTCCGATAAGACGTTATACACCTTCCGGGGTTGATACGCCGCCTCGTCCATCCAGGCCCAGGCGAGATTTAGGCCGCGAAGCCGTTCGATTTTCCGGTCGTTATTCGCCGACTCGAGGATTAGCGTTGACCCGTTTTCGTATTCGATGCGATTTTCCGACCGGCGATACTCGGCACCTGGGACGTCCAGCAGGCCCCACTTTCGTAACTCGGGTTCGATCACGTTCCGAAGCATCGGGACCGTCGGCGACACGATCGCGCCTTTCGCGCCGACGTTCCATTCCTCGACGTGGCGCTTCGCGCGGACGACACCCGCCGCCGTCTTTCCCGACCCGACGCCGCCGACATACCCGGTCTCGGCGTTCCGGTCGTCGACGAAAATAGTCTGCGCCGGCGTCGCCCGGAACACGGCCGGGCCGTCGTCGCCCGCGGCGTCACTCGTCGTCGACATACTCGCTATCTAAGACGATGGTCGTCCCGAAGCCGTCCGACCCGTCGGTGACGTCTTCGAGTTCTCGCTTCTCGGTCTTCACGTAGTCGAAGCTCGTGGATAGGAGAAACTTCGCCATCGACGTATCGACCTCGCTGTCGAGGAGGCCGTCGCGGGCGAGGCGCTGTTCGCCTTCGGCCCGCGCCCGCGCGAAAGACCGGCGAAAGTCCTCGTGTGATTCGAGGTATCGACGAAGCGATTTCAGCGACGCGCCGGCGGCCCGTGCGCATCCGGCTTTCGACATCCCGGTTCGGGCGGCGTCGAGAATCGCGTCGTGGTCCGACTCGTCGATCACGTACGGTCGACCGCCACTGTCGACGTCGGCGGTCTCGGTATGATGATAACACCGACCGTCTGGATACGACGCCGGGAGTTCGCACGGCGTCCCGCCCGCGGTATCATGGCCGCATCGTTCGACGTCGTCACTCATACCGATACGTCGGCACTTAGTGACCCTAAGCGTTCCCCCGACGCGGTCGGGCGGAAGGCATACGTAACCGCGACCGCGACATCGACACGTCGCCCCCGTCGCCCTAACAGCGGGCGGGTGACGGTAGCGGATGATCGCGAGGTTTTCGGCCCGCTTCCCTCGCGTGACCTACGGGCGACGTTTTTCTCTTTCACCGTAGCCGTCCCATCGCCTTCGCGCCGGGAAACTCGACGAGACACGCGTCGGCATGGTCCCGACAGTAACACACGTATTCGACGGGGTCGTTCCGGTAGCGAACCCACGCGAACGGCGACGACTCACAGGCCCCGTACTGACAGGCGGCCGGCGCGTCGTCCAGCGTCGGCTTCTCGTCAAAGGTGAGATAGTCGCTCATGCTTACGCGTCGAAGTTTCGCGAGTCGACCGGGAACACGCCCGTCAGGCCGTCGTCGGAGACGCCGAACGCCGTGGCGACGCCCTGGGGACCTGAGGCGAGACGGCCGCCGATGCGTTCGACGAACTCGCCGGCCGGCTTCGGCGAGGGCGACACGATGATCGGCGGGCCGTCCCACGGGATGCGACCCGAGACGTGATAATGACCCATTAGCGCGAGGTCGAACTCATGGTCGACGAGTGTCTTCGTCCACTCATTCGAGCGGGCGCTGGTCTCGGCCTGGGGTTTTCTGTGCTGTCCGTGGCGAAGGTGTCCGCGTAAGCGACCGCCCCGAAGGTCGAAGTTGCGATACGGCTTCGCCGACCCGATAACGAACTCCACGTTTTCGAGGAGACCGGCATGGTCGCGTAGATGCGCGATCGTGTTCCGAATTGATTTGTAGAGTATCAGGTCGGCGTTCGCCTGTCGCGACGTCCCACTCGCGCGATGTTGTCCGTGATTCCCGACCTGACAAACCACCTGGACCGTCTCGAAGTGGTCCGACTCGGCGAACGCCTTTATCTGTCGGATAAGCGGCCCGGTAAGGATCTCGTGCTGTTCGTCTAACCAGGCGTCTAAGTCTTCGAATTGGCCTTCGTAGATGCCTTCATTCGTCACGAAGTCGCCGCCCCACAATAGATGCGCCGTGTCATAGTCGGACCCGTGTTTCGCGGCGAGGCGAAGGCCCTGGTCGGTGATATACTCGACGACGTCGGGTATCATGTCGGTCGCATAGACGACTTCGCCGTCGTCGTTGTGTTCAATATCCCCGGCGTGAAGGTCGGTCATATGTAGACACCAGTCTTCGCGGCCGTCCGTCGCGGCGACAGTCGTCGCGGGCGTGTCGAGACGGCGGAACTCTCGGACCAGCTTATTGTGTCGGAGTTCCCACCAGCGGTTCGCCTTTCGCGTTCGCGTGCCTTTGTGTTCTGAGGAGCGAAGCGGTTCGTCCGATTCGACGGCGACATGGCCGGCGGTCTCGTCGACATAGACGCGCCAGCCGTCGGCCCGAAGGTCGCGAAGGTGTTGCGTGACGATGGAGATGCGTTCGTCCAGCCGGTCGGATAGGTCGTCGAGTGTCGCGCCCGTCTGGAGTTCGTCGACGACGACGCGTTCACGGTCGGTAAGGTCACTCGGCGACGGCGTCGCATCGCCGACCGGCGTGTCGTCCAGCTCGGGAAGTGACGGGTCGGGGTCGGTGTCCGTCTCGGCATCGTCGGGCGGCGTGTCGACGACGCGCCACTCGAACCCCTCGGCGACCTCGAAGCGATAGCCGGCCGGGCGTAGGCGTTCGTGGACGTGATACTCGACGCCCGACTTCGTCATGCCCAGGTCGTCGGCGATCGCGTTCAACGTCGCCGGCATCGCGTCGAGAATATCGCGCTGGGTGTCGGTCAGGTCCATATCGGACGTGTCGGGCGGCCGGACCTTAACACCGACGACGACGCGTGTCGGACGGGGTTATGCGTCCGAATCGCGTTCCCGACTGACGGGATGGACGAGACCGTCGACGACGAGGGCGGCCCGTGTGTTGCGGACGCCCGTCTCGGCGTCGAACGTCTCGCCTTTGAACAGGTGGTCCCGCCACCGGTCCGGTCGCCACGAGTTCGCTTCGTAGTGCGCACATACCCGGACGCGGTCCCGGTCCTCGAACATGAAGACGTGAAGCTGGTCGTCGCGTAACCAGTCAGGCGCGCCGGGGAAGGGCTTCGGGCCGGCATAGGAAACGATGGACGCGACTTCGACGTTCCCGGTCCAGTCGGTTTTCAGGCCGGACAGGACCGACACTTCCGTTCGATGCGTCGCGGCGTCGGCGACCGCGACGGCGACATCCGCGGGCGAGGCGTCGGCGACGTCGGCGACGAACTCGTCACGACGGGCGCGATTCTCGGCCCCGATA